CATTTGATACCACTGTATACAAACTGTTTGATTATTTAGAATTGTCAATTGACCTTGCTAGATTTGAAAAATGGCTTTTAGTATATAACAACTGGAAAAAGGTACATTATAGTAGATTACAATTTACATGGTATTTTGATACCATAATACACAACATTATAAACGGAAAATCAATGGACCTTGAAAAGTTTAACCTTGACCTAATGCAAGAAGCGGCTATACAACGGGAATTGATTTATAACTATTCGTTAAATTTAAAAACTTGGCAACTTGAAAAGTTTATCAATACCAAACAACTGCATGGTTTACTCGAACCAAATTTGCATCCAATACCAGTCCAAAGATAATAAAACCGTTGACAATAACAATTAACTGTTGTATAATTAGTTTTTAAAGGAGTATACATATGACACAATTTGATCCAGATCAAAAAGCAAAACTAACACAGATTATCAACGAAGGCATGACTGTAATGAGTGAAGTAGAAGCACTTAACGAAGGTCTAAGTGATACTATAAAAGCAATTGCAGAAGAATGCAATATCAAACCAAGTGTGCTTAAAAAAGCAATTCGTATTGCACACAAAGCAAGTTACACTGCTGAAAAAGAAGATCAAGAACTACTTGAAGAAATATTAACAACTGCTGGGCGGACACTTTAATTAATGAGTTCAAGTAATATTGCAATTTTTGGTGATAGTTTCTGTTCTCTAAATTCTCAGTCCAAATATAGCTGGCCAAACCAACTAGCAGAACTTACTAATGCAAAAATAACAAATTTTGGATTATCTTCTACTAGTATATTATGGAGCTATAAACAACTGGTTGAGGTGGTTGACCAATATGACTGGGTAATATGGTGTGTCTCAAGTATTCAACGCATAACAATTAACTTGCCAGTTGAACCCTGGAGTGTACATTATAATGGCCCCGGTTGTTGGAAAAATTTTGAATCACCACCAGTTATAGATTTACTAAAAACAGCTGACGATTTTTTTCTAAAAGTTGATTTTTATCAAGATCTAAATCTTCTGTACAATACATTAATTACAACAGCACTAGATCGATATTCTAATTTAACTGTGATTCCTTGTTTTGAAGAACCATTGGATGTTGAAAATTATCTTGAAAAAATATCTCAACTTGAAGTTAAATCGTTAACTAATACATCTTACACTCAAGTTTACGAGAAATACCAAGATCACCGACCTTGTCATCTCACAACGCAAAATAATCATATTCTAGCAAAATCTATTGCAAAGCAAAATGGAAAGAAGATTATAGAAGTTAATATAAACGATTTTAATTTTAGTCACAGTAAAAAAGACTTTAATAATTATTTTACGCCCAACACACGGGCATGAACGGAGACAAATGAGTTATGTAGATGCTCTGTTTGACAGAGAAAAAGATCGTATTCATGTTGTAGAACGTGTAGATGGGAAACGAGAGTATCGTGAGTACCCTGCTACATACTGTTTTTACTATGCTGATCCAAGAGGCAAGTACAAAAGCATATATGGAAATCCAGTAAGCAGGTTCTCAACACGCAACAACAAAGAGTTCCGCAAAGAACTTCGTATGCAATCTGGCAAGCAGATCTTTGAAAGCGATATCAATCCAGTCTTTAGGTGTTTTGAAGAAAACTACAAAGATGATATTGCTCCAAAGTTACAGACTGCATTCTTTGATATTGAGACAGACTTTGATCCTGTTAGAGGATACAGTCCACCAGCAGATCCGTTCAATGCAATCACTGCTATAAGTGTATATTTGCAATGGATGGACCAGTTGATTACACTTGTACTTCCGCCTAAGACATTAACTTGGGAAACTGCACAAGAAGTTTGCAACAAGTTTGAAAACACTATGATGTTTGAACGTGAAGAAGACTTGCTAAAAGCATTTTTGGATCTCATCGACGATGCTGATGTGCTTAGTGGATGGAACAGTGAAGGATATGATATTCCGTACACTGTCAATCGTGTAAAAAAACTACTGAGTAAAGATGATACTAGACGTTTTTGCTTGTGGGGACAACTGCCTAAGAAACGTATGTTTGAACGCTTTGGTGCTGAGAACCAAACGTATGATCTAATTGGTAGAGTGCATATGGATTATATGCAATTGTATAGAAAGTACACATACGAAGAGCGTCACAGTTATAGTTTAGATGCTATTGGTGAACATGAACTTGATGAGAAGAAAACTGCTTATGAAGGTACATTGGATCAATTGTACAATCAAAACTTTGAAACGTTTATAGAGTATTCAAGACAAGATACTGCACTATTGGATAAACTGGATAAGAAACTGCGTTTCCTTGCACTTGCAAATGAACTTGCACATGCAAATACTGTGCTACTACAGACAACAATGGGTGCAGTTGCAGTGACTGAGCAAGCAATTATCAATGAAGCACACGAACAAGGACTGGTTGTTCCTAACAGACGTGAACGTGATAGCAGTGCAGATACTGCGGCAGCGGGTGCCTATGTTGCATATCCAAAGAAGGGTATACATGAGTGGGTTGGTGCTATTGATATTAACAGTTTGTATCCTAGTGCAATTAGAGCATTAAACATGGCTGGTGAGACTATTGTAGGACAACTACGTCCTATTATGACTGACAACTATATACAAAACAAGATCAATAACAAGAGTAGTTTTGCTATGGCTTGGGAAGGATTGTTTGGTACACTAGAATATACTGCTGTTATGAAACAACAAGTTGGTACTGAGATTACAGTTGACTGGGAAAACGGAACAGAAAGTGTACACAGTGCCGCTGAGATATGGAAACTTATATTTGATAGCAATCAGCCTTGGATGCTTAGTGCAAACGGTACTATCTTTACATATGAAAAAGAAGGTGTTGTTCCTGGACTGCTAAAACGTTGGTACAGTGAACGTCAGGATATACAAGCAAAACTTAGAGAAGCAACTGATCCTGATGAACGTGAGTTTTTAGACAAGCGACAGTTGGTTAAGAAGATTAACTTGAACAGTTTGTATGGTGCTATTCTTAATCCAGGTTGTAGATTCTTTGATAAACGTATTGGACAATCAACAACACTAACTGGTAGAGCTATTGCACATCACATGGATGCATTTGCAAATGAATGTATAACAGGCAAGTATGATCATGTTGGTGAAGCAGTTATATATGGAGATACTGACTCGGTATATTTTAGTGCATGGCCTTTGATAAAGAAAGATGTTGAAGAAGGTAATATGGAATGGAACAAAGAAATTTGTATACAACTATATGATGCAATAAGTGATCAACTAAACGATAGTTGGCCTGCGTTTATGGAACAGGCATTCCATGTACCACGTGACAACGGATTGATTATCAAAGGTGGTAGAGAACTGATTGCTGATCGAGGATTGTTTATAACTAAAAAACGTTATGCAGTTAACATATTTGATATGGAAGGCAAGCGACTAGATCAACTAGGAAAAACTGGCAAGATAAAAGCCATGGGCTTGGACTTGAAACGTAGTGATACGCCAAAAGTTATACAAGACTTCTTAATGACATTGCTTGTTAAAGTATTAGCCGGTAGTCAACGAGAAGAGATCATTGAGATGATTATGACTTTCAAGTATGAGTTTAAAGAACGTCCTGCTTGGGAAAAAGGTTCTCCTAAACGTGTTAACAACTTGACTATGTATGGCAAGAAAGAAGAACGTGAAGGCAGAGCAAATATGCCAGGGCATGTACGAGCTGCACTTAACTGGAACAACATGAAGAAGATGAATAGTGACAACTATAGTCAAAGCATTGTTGATGGTATGAAAACTGTTGTGTGTAAATTAAAACCAAATCCACTTAACTGGACAAGTATTGGTTATCCAACTGATGAACTACACATACCAAAATGGTTTAAAGAACTTCCGTTTGATGATGCGGCTATGGAAGCAACTGTTGTTGATCAAAAGATTGATAACTTGTTACATGTGTTAGACTGGGATCTAGCAAGTGAAACAAACACAACCAACACCTTTAACACACTATTTGAGTTTAACTAATGGAATTAAGAAACGTAATAAAATACAAACAACTTATTGAATCACTTGACGATATTGGTTTACGTAAAAACATTAACAAACAGTTAACTGATGTACTAACTGACTTGAATATACACGAGTTTGACAGTGATAACCTCAAAGAAAACATAACTGGAAACCATCTTGAGGTACTGAAAAATTTAGAGGACATGTCTAATAATCTAAATAAGTTTAGAGAAAAACTAAAACAGTTAGTTAATAATCTTGAACAACCATATTATGAAAAAAGTAAAGATATTTACAAAATGAATCTTGCACAATCTACACAAGAGAAGATGGACCGTCAGGTCTATAAAGATTTACTTCATAACGAGTCTTCAAGACAGTTACTAAAGGATCGTCTACGTTTGTATGTTGATGTTAGGTATCCAGGATTGCACATAGCACCTGGGTACGGAGAAATAACCGATCAATTGGTTAGTTTAAATCCATTGTACTTAATGGATGACAGTATTGATATGCTCAAAGAAATCAAAGGTTGGAGAGAACCGCAGTACCAAGCACGTTTGAGATACTATGTTGTTGATAATAACAACACTGATCCATTGCATGAATTGCCGCAGAATCAACTAGGGTTAATTGT